AGTAAGATTAGTGATAAAGCTAAGAAGTTAATACTTAACTTTCATAATCAAACTAATCCAGAAACACCTCTATCTCAAATACTTTATAAAGGTACTTTAAGAAGAAATGAGTTAGAAGAAAGTTTTGGGTGTGTGATGCCAGATAATATAGATTTTGCAGAAAAATGTAATTTGGAGGAGGAAATGTGGAAAATTTGATAATTAATCCGTTTAAAATGAAAGATCTTACGCCAGAAAAGAGTAAGATTGTACAAGAAACATTGTTTAAGAATGGGTATAGTTGGGGAAACAGTTCAAATATAATTCAAGCATTAAATGCGAAACATTTGATATTAAAAAATGAACAATTGTATCAAGGGAATAACAACGATGTGTTTTTATATGATGCCTATAAAGATATACCAGAACTAACATTTGAAGAGTTTGAGAGATTGTATGTGAATAAAGAACCTAGTAAAGAAGATTTATTAGCTGAGGCTAGAAGGAGATATACTAAACCATGTGTTGTAGATCAGAAAACTGCTTATAAGTCGGGGTATAAATATGATATCAAAGATGTAACTAATATCAAAATAAGCGAAATAAAAGGTATATTTAATGTTTCTATAGATGGAGTAGGAGTATACACTTCTAATTATAAGATTTGGGCTGAAATAGTACAAGATACTTTAAAAGTTAGTGATTTAGTTGAAGGTGAGATTTATTTTGGTAGATACTCAGGTTGCGATGTTATATTTAAACCAAAGCAATGTGAAATCTACAATAACAAAGAGTTTTTTAATTCCAATGTACCAACTAAAATAACTGAATTAAGAGTAGTAACTCAAGAAGAAAAAGATTGGTTAAATGCTTCAATAATGTGTAATAAATTTATTGAAAAATCTATAGCATTACAACTTATGCAGTATGTTAAAGAATTAGACACTTTTTTGGATATATAAAATATTTATATTACTTTTGCAGTATTAAATAATTGTGAAAGTAATATGAATAGATTTTATGTAATTTACAAATTAACTTCTCCTTCTGGTAAAGTTTATATCGGTCAAACCTCTGATTTAAATAAAAGATTCTCTACTTATAGAAATCTAAATATTAAAAGACAACCTAAGTTAATTCATTCTATTAAAAAGTATGGATGGGAAAGTTTTAAAGTTGAATTACTCTATAATGGGGTATGTTCCAAAGAAGAAATAGATTTTTTAGAAGAAAAGTATATAAAAGAGTACTATGGAATTAATTGTTTAAATGATAGTTTATTAGCAAATGGATTTACTTGGAAGTCTGGTAAAGAAAATACTACAAGTAAACCTGTTTTTCAGTACAATACAAAAGGGGAATTTATACATAGTTGGGAAAGTGGTAGAAGTATTACAACTACTTGTTCTTTAGACGGAGGATATATATCGTACAGATGTTTAACAAAAGAACATTTTGCGTATAATTATTTCTGGTTTTATAAAGAAGAAAACAATATTGAATATATTCAAAACTATATTACATTGTATAAAGCTAAACCACCCAAAAATAGTAGAAGAATAGTTCAATTAGATTATTACGGTAATTATATCCGTACTTGGGAATCTATAAGTGAAGCAAGTAGAAATTTAGGGGTGAGTGGGTCTTGCTTGTCTAATATAGTGAATGGCAAAAAATCTACTCTTAAATCTTTTAGATGGGCTAAAGAGATTGATTATTTAAATAATACCATGCAATTATTAGAAATACGTAGAAGTTATAAGCCTATTCTTTGCACAAATGTAGTAGATGAAACCGTAACAGAATTTAAATCTATAAAAGAAGCTAGTGAGAACTTAGGTATAGCTAGAAGTACTATAATTCGTAATTTAAAAAACAAAATTAAAAAGTCTAAAAAATATGATTTTAAATATAAAACAAGCATATGAAATATGTGAAAGTATAAAAAGTATAAATATTGATATTGGAATACAATATGAGAAAAAATTAGCTAATAAGTTCATACCTAAAGAAAAAGCATTAAAAAGTAAAGAAATGCAAAATGAATGGTGGAAAACACTTAAAAAAGGAGATGTTGTTAGATGTATTGTTTCTAAAAATAAAACTTATAGAAAAATAGGGGATGAATTTGTTATATGGAAAGATTATGATAAAAATTATCCTTATATTAGTTATGATTATATAAGAAGTAGTTCTAATTTTGATGAATTTGAACTTGTTAGAAGAGCTAATGAAGTTAAAGAAGAAGTTCCTGAATATTATGAGTGTATTAATAGAGGTTATGCTTCTTTTACAGTTGGGAAAATATATAAAATAAGAAATCCTTTAAATCTTGAAGATGATGGAAATTTTATAGATGATAGCGGTAGGTGTAATGGTTGGTGTGGATATAATTATGAACATTTTAAACCTTCTACTAAGTCTGCATACGATGCTCAATTTAGAACAGATGTTCCAAATTCAGATATAGATTATATTGATATAATGTGTAAGAAGGACTGTCTATCTGTTAATTCCCCCAAAAAGAAATCTTACACACCAATTTATACAGAACCTACAACTGTTACAAATGTAGATGAATTAATTCTAATCAAAAAAGTAAATAAAGTTAAAACAATCAAAATTTAAAATTATGTCAAAAGTAAAAGAAGTTAAAGGTCAAAGTAAATTTGTAGTAGTAAGATTAGCTAATGTTAATAAAACTGAAGCAGAGAAAGTTACTGAAAGTACATTAGAAATTTTAGAAGATAATGTATTATCTTGTGAAGCTTCTATTGATGATTTAAAGAATGAAATTAAAACTGCTGAAGCTCAATTAAAAAGAGCTAATAATAAATTAGCTAAATTGGAAAAAAGGAGAGAAGAAGTTAGATTTGAAATAGCTCCTTTGGCACAATATATCAATAACAAAAACTTAATTAAATCAATGATTCATGAAGTTAAAACTTCTAATTGGAGAAATGAAGATAATAAATCTGTTCCTGGAGTAAATATTTGCGAATCTAATTTATCATCATTAAAAATACAACTTGCTGAATATGAAGCAATGTTAGAAGATTTTAATGCAACAGTTTAATTAACAAGGGGAGAAATTCCCCTTTAATACTTTATTTATGGAAAAAATATTAGCTAGTGATTGTGATTGCATTAAATGTGGAGAAAAAGCAGATGTATTTTGGCCAGTTATAGATCCTGATATTAAAACTAATCCATATTGTAATAAATGTGTTGATAATGAGAAGATAAAACTTCTTATTGCAATGAATGATATTGATTTAAAGAAAAAGAAATAATGTCAGATTTTAAAGTAGGAGACTGGGTAGTTGTATTAGAATCAGATAGATATTTTCATAATTGTGAAAAAGGTCAAGCTCAACAAATTCTTCCTGGGAGGTGGTGGGCGCGGAGTGGTAGGGACTGGGAGGAGAAAGGGTGGTGGTACCTATCCTTTAAAGATGGTTCAGAAAATTGGTATTCGGAAATTAGACATGCTACTCTTAAAGAAATTGAATTAAGAACAGGTATTAAAATTAAAACTGAAATTGAAATTAATAATAATGATTATAGAGAAATATCAATGAATAAAATTACAGAAGTATTAGAAAAAGTTTATAATAATCCAGAATTAAGAAAAAGTATTGTACCTTTGTTTATTTCAAATCCTGGTATGGGTAAGACCATGTTAATCAACCAGTTCGCTGAAGATAAGAAAGTTCATTTGGTAGAGTTAATAACTTCTCAGATGAGTCCTTTTGAGATTAGTGGAATTGCGATGCCAGATAAGGAGATAAAGAAAATGACTTATTATAATTTTGATAAGTTAGAAAATTTAAAAGATGGAGATATACTTTTCTTTGATGAATTATTAAATGGAAATCCTATTGTATTAAATGCCTGCTTAACTATGTTAGAGCAAAGGAGATTTATATCCGGTAAAGAATTACCTGATATAATGATTGTAGCAGCAGCTAACCCTCAAGGAATGACTCCACTTACTCCTCAAATTAAGGAAAGATTTGTTTGGTATCAAACTAAATTTGATGTTAAAATGTGGCAAGATTATATGTTCAATAAATATAAATTACCTACAACTATTTCTTCTAAATTATGTGGATTAATTAAAGATGAAGATTTTACAGCTAATAATTTTAATACTCCAAGAAGTATTGATAAAGCTGTAAATATGTTGATCAATAGTGTACCAACTCCTTATAATGCTACATTGGAACCTTATTTAA